ATAACAGTCACGCTTACCTGCATTCTCTAACATTTCATCAATAAACTGACGTCTGTCTTTCTTACTCTTACGAAAGTCAGCAGTTACATCTCTAAAACTAGTTGTTGTACTGATTGTACCATTGTAAGCATCTCTACCATGCTCTAATTCTGCTGTTTCTACAGCGAGTGTGTATGCTTCGCTAGCATTCATTCCTCTTTGTCTTGTAATAAAAGCGTCTGCTCCCATGTTTTTTTGTGATTTAAAATGTGTGAAAATTATAATATGTGTGTTTAAATTTTATTTTTATTAAATATATTCCAATCTTGTGCTTCATCATCAGCTGAATAGTTAACTCTAATCTCATCTTCTATATTATCTGATGCAATAATCTCATCAAAAAGAGCATTTATATCTTTTTGTAATGATTCGTCAGCATGATGTTCTAAAGATGTGATAATATCACACGCTGTATTCAAAAGCCTTTGCAGTTGTTCTGTTTTCATTTCTTTATTAATTATGTGAATAATATGTAAACAAAATTGTTTACAATATGCCAAAGTCAGTAGTAAAACTGTGACAAATTCAGTAATAAAAAAACCCCAGATTTCTCTGAGGCTTTATTAAATGCGCCTATTATTTTCGAATTGCGCCTATTTTTGTAACAAAACTTGTCAAATTTTATACCCTTTCTCGTATAAATATTATAAATAGTGCAATATTATACCCTTTTGCATATAATTTTAATTAACACTAAGTGTTAATCATAATATCCTCTAAAGAACTTCTTAACCTTTTGTAAGAATGAAGGTTGTTGATCTTTAAGTATATGTGCTTCAGGAGGTATTGTTGTATGGATGTGTGTTGTATCAACCTCTTCTGGATTATACTCACGTAATCCTAAATTAAGCTCGAACCAACCCATTGTTGACAGTGCTCTTGTCTTATTACACTTAAAAGTTTTCTTGATAAGTGGAAGAGCAGCCTTACGCCATATTTCTGTTTGTTCTGTTGTCAATGTATACACTCTCCAGAATTCTGGTGTGTCCATTGCGTCCTGATAAGTCTTACCTATCATTTCCATTTGCATAGAGACCAACTTCCTGTTGATCTCTTCTCTTTGTTTGTCTGTTCCTGCCATTAAAATAAACTTAGTTGGTTTGCGATTATTACTGGTCTTTTTTTACCATTGTAATCAATCTTGTTAATAATTCTTTCTGCTTTCTCTATGTAATAAGAATGATTAATATTATCTAGAGGATGATCCTTAGATAACTTATTACACACTGTCATTAGCCACTCACCTGCTTCCACTTGTGATATTGGTGCAGCGTTGGATAGACATTCTGGGTTCTTTACCTTCAATAGTTTCTCACCAGTGTTAGATACATAATATCTAATTAGTTTATTATAGATAGTAGTCTTGCCATTGAACTTACCTTCATAATGAAAGTCTCTGCTAGCCTTCTGTCTGAGACAAAAATCAAAGATGTTACTATGATTACTAATGCTATCATCAACAGGAATACCATTGCAATAATAGCGCTCAAGAGCAAGAGGCACCACTCTAGCAGATTTGTTTTTATGTAATTCAAAATCTGTAAGGAAATCACCTTTCTTCTTAACTTCTCCATTGGTCTTAATTGCTAGATAATCATTAACTGTTGAGAATATAATCTTACTGTAATCTGTACGTTCAAGCTCATAATTAGTCAAGCCAGACCACCATGCATTAATTTTACGCATTTCTTCAAGATGTGTCTTTTCTATTCTAATAGTTACACCATCTGTATTAGCTGATATGACATGTATACCTGCTAGTTCATACGCTTCAATAAGCATAAGCAAGCTAAGCTCACCAGTGATAGTAGTGAACATAGTAAGCTGTCTATCGTAGATCCATGACTGCATATCAGAACTTTTACCATATACAGAATTGACAGCAAGCTTAAGAGCCCCAACAATACCTGCAATGCGTTTGTCCTTTTTAGCCTGTGGTTTAAGCTCAAGACGCCTCTCAAACATACGTTTATAACCAGTAAGAAACTCTTTACCAAGATGTGCAGGATATTTACCATTATTGATAATGATAGCAGGATAATAACTGCTAACATCCCAATCAATGATTTCAAACTGTTCATCAGCTTCAAATACTTCTGGTTTGTTCTCTGTGTGTAAGCCACCTTTAGCAAACGTATAAGTGTTGCCATAAAAATTTATGCTTTCTTTAAAATCATCATTAAGCCCTAATACAAGTTTATCTATGTATTTTTTGAACTCAATAAGTTGGTTAGTTTGAAACTCTAAATAATCAGGTCTACATTTTGATAAAATGATTTTCTTTCTAAAGAATCCTGTGCGAGGTAAACTACCTATTGTAATTTTCATCTCTTCACAATAATACTTCTTGATCATCTCATCGCCAATCTTACTATCAGAATAATTAATACAGTTAATACCAAACTCTTCTTCTATGTCTAGTCTTAATTGTAATTGATTATTTCCTTTATATAAGGGATGTTCTGTATCACCTGTTGTAACCTTAAAGAACTCATAGGTTGCCATTACATCATTAATACAATAGTTCATTGTAACATCTATCTCTTCTTGAGTCATATCACGCTTTGTATGATGTATAGGCATCTCCTCAATGTTCTCAAGGTCCATCTCAAACTCTAGACGTTTCAGGCTAACCATACGATTTTTATTATCATAATGATTCACCTTAAACAAATCTATCTGTTTGAACGACAAATCCTCTTCACGATATTCTGGGAACTGTTCATAATTGGCGTCTTCAATAACATCTTGAGCCTTCTGTGCAATCTTAGCACATATTTCTAGCCCTCCAAGTTCATGCCAATTGTCATGATTACGTATTACCCATTCTAACACTTGAGCATCAAAACGAAGATTATTATAACCCACCCAATAATAGTCTGGTTTATCATACATTAGTTTTACAAATGCATCAAAGTTATTCTGCCATTGACTAATTAGGAAATCATAATGCTTATCTTCTTTTGGATCGTAGACATGTACTAGGAATAATTCCTGCATTGTCTCGATGTCATAAATTAGAACGTCCATTTATCTTCTATTATATCAATTAAATCTTTCATATTTAATGCAAATAGGCATGAATGTTTTTCTCCATTCCAATAATCAAGATAACTTTCTCTTGGAATAGCCCACCATAGTTCTTCATGGTGATTGTAATGAAATACATAGTTATATATTTTCTCCATTTCTTTGTTTTTGTTTATCAATTACCCATATTGCTACTCTCATTATTCTAATAACAATGTTATAAACAAAGTCTTCTAACCAAATGATTATTCTACTTCTTTGATATAGTTTCATGGTTGTGATATTAAAGATATCCATCCTGTTAGAATGTATTTAGTTTTAGTATTACTAACTTGTCCACGATGTGTGTGAGTCCAATCAGCAGGAAAGAATAATAACTTACCTTGTTCTGCTGGTTCTATATGTTTTTGAAACATAAACTCTGTACCACCATCCTCAACATCATTTAAATAAATCATCCATACAAAAAGTCTAACCTTCTTCTCTGTTGACTCATAGTGCCAAGCTTTAAAACCTTGACCTGGAAGATATCTTTGAATATTATATGAATCAATATTAACTGTAGTGTTTAGAAATATGGGAAACTTATCCATATATCTATACATCTCATCAACCATCTTGTCAACAATATCATCAAGTTTATCGCCATATAGTCTTTTAACTGTGCTATTGTTTTCTTGGGCAACATTAAAATCTGAAGACTCTTTTACATTAGTATCTATTCCTCCACCAATATATCCATCAAATGTATATTTATCATTGGCTTCGAATATATCAATAATCTCCTCACATTCTTGTTTTGTGAGAAGATCTTTTCTATGGATGAAATCTACTAGTTCCATTGTTCTAATGCTGTCCTGGTATTGTTAGTCTTGATTTCTTTAAGATTATATTTACGTAGATATTCTTGTTTCTTACGTCTATATTCTTCAGACAAATGTCTGTCAATAGTAACGCCCCATTGATTAATTGTGATATTTAATTCGTTTTTCATTACAGTCTTATTTAATATTGCTGCACTCATTACAAATGTAGCAAAGGTTAAAACATAAAAAATTGGATGTGGTTTAGTCATCATAGTCATCATAATAATCCATTGGATCTATTGCTTCGTATATATCATCATATGTTACCCAATCAGGTACTTCCATATTATTGATATATTCACCACAATATGTGATTACTTTAGCATCATCAATGACTATATCATCATCACCTGGCTGTTCTAATGTAGCTGGTGATACATGATGAGCCCATTTAATTTCTACACTACAATATACATCATCCTGTGTTGGATGATAGAAGTCTGCGTGTGTTCTCCCTCTTGTTGTGCTCATAGTATTATAATTGCTTTATCATTTAACATTACAGGTTTACCTGATTTATCTGCTTGAACATTTACAATTTGACCCATGTGTTCTGCAAGAAGAGCAGGAGGTGCATTAACTATCTTGCCTCCTTTTTGAACTACCCATACCATACGACTAGATGCAACAACAACATTGTTTGCATCATCTACTAGCACTGGATTAGTTTCATCTTGTACTGTCAATTTTAATTTGATTGTTTTCATGATATTTTAATTGAGATTTAAGATTTCTTCTATCTAACTCTGGATAATTATGATATGTAGTATCAATTTTATTTGGTAATGGAAAAGTAACAACTTTCACTACACCATATAAAAATGCTACAATTCTTAAACAAAGATACAATATTATAATTGTAAGTATTCCTGCTGTTACCTTATCCTTTATCATATTATTAATCTTTTGTTATTAACCTACCATGTGCAGTATATCTAGCATTTGGATCTCTATCGTCTATATAGATGTTTTCTTCTCTAGCTACTCCAAATCTTTCTGTTTTATTTTTCATAAATCTACGTTGATCTGGAACACCCTCATTCTGTGAGTTATATGTTACGAAAACCATCCATATAAATGCCAATAGTGATGCTAATATAATAAGAAATGTTAACAAAAACGATAATAATTTAATTTCTGCTCTATCTTCTGCTTTCATGATATTATTAATTCAGTTAATGTTTCTCTTGATCCTAATACAGTTGGTACAGTGTTGAATGCTAAGCACCATCTATCTTTATTTGTAGCCATATCTGGTACAGAGTGTGGTAGATAGCTAGGAAATAATAATATTTCATGATTAGCAACAGGTATAGTAGCTTTAGTTTGAGCATATGGATTACCTTCAAATAAATTAGGATTAACCTCTGGTTCTAATCTATACACTGTTGATCTATCCACATCAGCTTTATAAAACTTTATCAACGTACTGTTGTCTGGTACATCCATATAATACACACCTGAGACAACAGAATTATGATGATAGTGCGCATGTGTGCCACCACCATTTATATTCTTATTAACCCAACTTTGTGTTATCTTGATATCACCATCAATAGCTAGCCCATGTACATAAAAATCTTTAACCTCTTTCTCAATATAAGCCTTTAGTTTCTCCATACCTGGTAAGTCTAAACAATATGACTCTATTGATTTAAAATGATTAAGATCTTTGCTAACATCATTACCATATACATGCTCAAGCTCAAGCTGCTTTAATTTCCATATTTCATCTTGAAAATACTCCTGCACTCTAACTCTGAGTACAGGAGTAGGAAATAAACTTATGATTTCTAAGTTTTCCATTTATTTTAATGTTTCAAATAGTTCTTTTAATTTACCTTCTTCTTGTGTTGCAAGTATAAAGTGTTTTTTATTATCATTTAGATTTTTCATAAACTTCTTATGATCATAATTTACAGAATTCTTACAGAAGCTTACATATTCTGAACACAGATAGATATTCTCATGTCTAGTCTGACGTTTTAAAACAGCTAATACATCTGTTACTTGATCAATCACTTTAACAACATGCTCTTCTTCTACAATTCTAAACTCACCATTCTTTATTTTCTTAGTAATAGGTGAATTACCAACACGATTAGGAGGTATTTGATTGGCTAATATTGTAGCCAATACACTAAACTCTAAATCATAAATATTAAAATAGTTATTAAGCTTTACGTAGTCATTTTCTAATGATGACCATGCAGTAACATAATCTTGTAGTGACCAAGTTTTAGATGATGCATTTAACAATGCAATCTTCTCAACTAAATCTTTCTTATCTTTAACATCAATAAATACATATGGTATATCCATACCAAGACGCAATAATGCGTTAAATAAATGCTGACCATCTACAATGTACCAACCTGGTATACCAGTTATAAATGATATATTAGCTATAACTATAGGTCTTATTATACCCATTATTGTTAGCGCCTGTGCTAATTTTGTAACATGATAAGGAATAATAGGTCTATTAATACCTGCTAAATACATAACTGATTTCTTATTTGAGTCTGTTATCCAATTCTTGAAGTTTTCTTTTGTCAAGCCTGGGTATTCTAATTTCAATGTTTTTTTCATCATTTCTAGTTTTAAACTGTGTTTCTTGTTTTTATTTAATCTTCTTCTTCTTCATATTCATCATACTCATGATCAATATAAAATACTACTCCCATTATATCATTGCCATTTTTATCTTTACCTTTCTTCTCTAATAATGGTTCATCATCATCAAATGCTAGTATTTCGATATATCCTCTTGCAGATGCAAAATTTATTTCATCTACAGATAAAAATATTTCATCTGGTGTTGCCACCACTTTTGGTGGTACATCAGGATTACTATCTATTGTCATCATGAGATAAGGCTGAACAGGAAGTCCATGCTTTTGAATATATGCTCCTTGATCTTTTGGAATATGATCAAGCTCATATATGTGTACATATGGATTATGTTGAACAAGTCCATACATTTCCACAAAATACATACCTTTCTCTAGTTGATCAGGATAGTATTCTGGTAATATTAGTTGTACATCAATGTATTTCATTTAGTTCCTTTAATTGATTTTGAAGCTCTACAATCTTATCTAATCTTCGTTTTTCACGAGTGTCATCTAATTTTGCAATAAAGGTAATAATATCTTCTTTACTGCGCAATATGATCTCATCTAGTTCAACATCAGTAACACTCTCTATATCAATATTAATATTATTACTAATGTAATCATCTTTTTGATATAAAGCCACTTCCAACTTTCTATTAGCTAGAAATGATACAGCATAATAATCTTCGCCACCTTTTCTTACAGTTATCCAAGTGGAAACTAAAACAGTTTGGTCATCAATACGATTGACCTCAATTGTACTACGTAATTGCTTAGCTAGTTTTAATAGCTCATTTAATTGATCTCTCATGTCTATGCATGTTTAAAATGTGAAAAAATAAAAGAGCTCAAGGACAATGTCCAAGAGCTCTATGCATTCAACCTTTAACCTAATTCATAACTTTATAGCCTGTTGTTAATAGTTGTTTTAATAGGCTAATTTTAATCTTTACTACCACATAGTTATTAGCATAAGAATAATCATGTATAACTTGTGGATAATTTTTACACCAATGATAATATTGATGTAAATTAAAATTTAAGGTTGCCATCTTATTGATGATTTAGAATGTGTGAATAATTTATAACTACTTAGTGGAAATTAAATGTAATTGAAATTAATAACTATACGTCTACCAACATTAGTAGGCACAGAGCTAGAATGTTTAATCATGCCAT